ACGGGCGTGCAGCAAGAGGTTGAACTGTCGCTCGAAACGTATCGCGCTGCGGAGGAAGCCAGAATGACGTTCCCGCAGTACGTCAATGCGCATTTCCAAACTGAAGCCACGCAGTTCGGCTCGACGTTTGCGCAAATGCTCGCATCGTCCGGCATTTTCATGTCGAACAACAACGACTACGGGATTCGTCCCCCGACCGTCGCAGAGCTGATGACCGGCAAAGCGCACGAAACGGCGATCAATCTCGGTATCGTGTCTCGCCCCAGCGGCGCGGCGAGCGACACTCCTTCGGGGCGTTTGCTGTTCCCGGCGGTGTTGCTGGAAATGGTCGAAAATCAGCTGCGTCCGACGATCGAAACGTATATCGGCGCATTCAACTCGATGATTGGGCAAACGGTCAACGTCACGTCGCCGAAGTACGCGCAGCCGATCGTCAACTACGATGCGGCGCGTAACTCGCGCAGCATGCCGATCGGCCAGCTGGCCCGTCCGGCGCAAATGCTGACCTTCACGCTGTCGGACATCGCGCGCACGATTCCCACGTATTCGATTGGTATCGAAATCTCCGATCAAGCGGCGAGCGCAATGACGATTGACTTCGTTGCCAAGGCCATCGCGGAACACACCGTTTTCGAGCGCGCATCGCGTATGACCGACGATCTGGTCGGTATCGTGACGGGCGACGTCGATTCGACACAAACCGCGCTGAGTTCGGTTACGGCGACTTCGTTCGATCCCACCATCGCGAACGCGGCCGGCGTGCTTTCTCAGTCGGCATGGGTACAGTTCCTTCGCAACAACTTCATGCGGCGTTCGATCACCGACGTGGTTTGCGACGTGAAGACGTATCTGTCGATCGAAAACCGTACGGGCCGTGTAACGGCCATGAACGCGTCGGCAACTGACGAACGGCTGAATTCGGTCCCGAAGGTCACGTTGCCGGGTATCAACCCCGGTGTCAACGTGTTCCTCACGGACGGTTCGCCGCTCGGCGCGAACACGTTGCTGGGTCTGGATCGCTCGAAGGCGATGCGTCGCGTCGTGTACGTCGGCGCGCAGTACAGCGCGATCGAAGAGTTCGTCATGCTGCGGTCCAAGCAAATGCGCATGGACTGGGCGGAGCGGATCGAATCGATGGGCTTCCCGGAAGCCTTCCAGCTGATGACGCTGACGTAATACGCCGTAAATCGGCAAAGTACGGATAGGGCGCAATGCTGCGCCCTGTCTTTCAGGAGTACAGGACAATGGGCAAAAAGACACTCGATCCGGAAACCCTAGGAGGTACCGTGAAAACCAACGATCCCAGCGGCGATGGCGCTGCGGCTGTAGCTGCGGCTGGTGGCAACGATCCGAATGCCGATCCGTCAGTCGATATGGCGGCGCTCGAAGCGCAGAAGAAAGAATCGGATGACAAGGTTGCAGCGGCGAAGGAGGCCAAAGCCCTGAAAGTTGGGCAGAAGGCTTTCATCTACAACCCGCAGGAACGTACGCTCCGCGACCCGTATACCGGCGACAAGTTCCCGTTCGGCACGACCGTCAAGGTCAAGGAACTCGGTCAATGGACGATCGTACAGGTTTCGGAAGGAATTCTGCGCGAAGGCAAGGAAGACGACGTGGGCGTGGAAACCGAAGACAATTCGGATTTCAAGTCTGATGAAGCCAAGGCTGCGAAGGCCGGCGGCAAGAAGTAAACCAGCACTAGGAACCTCCAATGGCATCCGCCGTATTGTACACAACCCGCAATGCGATCCGTGGTGCCATTGGCGTTTCTGAGATCGAACTTCTGGATGCGAACATCGACGATCTAAACGTCGAAGACGAATTGTTCATTTATTTTGCGAAAAACGTGCCTACTCACGCGGCCATATTCGCCGCCGGAAGTGCGGTCGGGGCGACTGACGAAGAAAAGCTGGCTTTTCGCAAGCTAAAGAAGGTCTGCCAGTATGCAGCCGCGTGCATCGTATTACAGACGAATCAGTACCGTTTCGAGCAGAGCACGACATCCGGCGGCGTGACCAAGGCCAGATTCGGAAAAGATGATCTCGAAACGATTATCGGCAGATTATCAGGTATACGGGACGAATTCCTCGACGACTTGAACGGCGTCGATCCTCTGGACGGTTCCGGCCAAGTATCTCCGCTGGTTACTGCGTCTCCCGCGTATGATCCGGTCGCGGGTCCGTAATGTGGATATCAGACAGGCCGCAGCGTACTTCAACGATACGCGGTTTGACGTATACGATTTCGATACGCTGAACTGGGGCAGTGAAAATTTCAGGGGAAACCTGAAATACGCCATCGAATCGTTCTCTATCAACAACCTCTCGGCACGTAAGCGCATGCTGTTCGTGGAGCCTGACGCGGAAGTCTCTCCTGTTTTCCGGATTAGCGATAACGGCGCGGTCTTCATGCTCGAAGGCCCGCAACCGGATTACATCGCGAACACGCAATATCAAAAGGTCTACAACGTACATGAAGCGCTCGGCGTCGCAACAATCAACCGCCGCGCTCCTGCTGGCTTGTTCAGTGATCCGGGCTGGGCGGTTGACAGCATGGTCGAATCGACGTTTGGAGATTACACCTTCCAGCGCGTTACTACGGATCAGGACGATCAAGTCAACCAATATGGCCTGTATACCGTATTTCTGCCGTCGAACTCTGGCGCTATAGACCATGACAGCGTAACGGTAGGCGGCAAGACGTTTTTCCTTCTAGAAGTCTATACCGATCAAGGTCTGATTTGCGGTCGCACTACAGGACGCCCGGATGCGCGAGTCGATCTCGTGTATCACTCTATGGGTGCGGCCGTATACGATCCCAACACGTTAACTACGGTCCGCAGCGACACGCCGTTTAATGTGACGGCGCAGATCGACCCTGTGAAGCTGGATGAAATAACCGGCGGTACCGTAGTTCACGACGCGATCAAGGTTTTGATCGATAAGACGTGGATTGGCGTGATGCCGAAGTTGAACGACGAAATTGTATGGTCTGGCAAGAGGTATCGCGTGACTGGCATCACGTCTAACTCTTTGCAGGATCAATGGGAGCTGATGGCAAGTGTCTGACAATATGTCCTACCTGAAAGATATAGTTGCGCAGCTGGCACGCCAGCCGCGCGACTTTGCTTTGGCTGTGGCGGCGGAAGTGTTCCAACAGTGCGTAGAGGCTACACAGGTGGATTCAGGGCAGGCAGCAGCCAATTGGCGCTATGTCCCGTATCAAGGTGAGCCGGCGATGGAATCGCAAACTATGATGTGGGGGTACGGAACCACGGAACCTGTGGCGCCGGCAGGGTATAAATGGTCATCGCTGGACAATGGAGAAGCAGCCTTCCGGTTCCAGTTCGAGCAGTTGATCGACGTAATGGCCTCGGCTCCGCAGCATATTGACGGCGTGCTGGTGTATAACCCCATTACAGTGGGGTTTGCTGGGTTTCAACCCGGTGACGACGCATTTTACCCTGAGAATGCGTTTCGTAGTCTAGACATGCCTGCGATAATCAATACGGTTATGGACCGGTTCTATAGCGAATATAATGGGTCCAACGGATAATGTACACGGAAGAGCAAATCCATATTTCAATCGATCAGCACACAGCAGCGCAATTTCCTGCGATGCCGATAGTGTTTGACAATCAGGACGACACAGCTGCGTCGCAGGGCGCGGTGCCTTGGCTGAAGCAGAAAGTTGTGTTTAAAACTGCTAATCAGATTATTCTTGGAAATACCACGCCTTTCCGGGGAACCGGAGCGGTAGTTTTTATTATCTATGTTCGTAAGGGTACCGGCACGTCGGATCGAGACAAGCTTCACCAGAGGGTGATAGACTCTTTCCGCAGCCAACAGATCGGCGGGGCTACCTTTCTTAACGCGCAATTGCTGAATCGTGGCGAAAGTGAGAATTGGCAGCTAATCGGCCTACAAATCCCATTCTTCTTTAATTCCCTGTAGTGGAGGATTTATGAGCTTTGCAACTTCCAATCGCACCGATCTGAAGCGCATCAAGGAAGTGACGTGGGGTACAACTCCCGCATCGCCTGCGCTGATTCCGATCCGTTATACCGGCGAATCGCTGGATGACGCGATCTCCACCGAAAAGTCCAAGGAAATTCGCTCGGACCGCATGGTGTCGGATTTGGCGCTTACCGACGCGCAAGTGTCGGGAGACATCAATATCGAGCTTTCTTATGGCTCGTTCGACGACTTCTTTGAAGCGGCGTTTATGTCCACATGGGACACGCCGGTTGCGATCACCGCGATTGCTGGTGATATGTCGTCTACGGCGTCAGGCTTCTCGTCCACGCTGGCAACGAAGTTCAACAGCATCGATGTCGGCCAGTACGTGCGGGTCGCAGGAATGACGACTCCGGCGAACAACCAGCTTTATCTGGTTACGGCGCGTACCGGCACGACTCTGACGACGACTCCGATTCCGGGTACCATCGAAACGCCGCCCGGCGTAACGATGACTGTTTCGAGCGCTGGCTATCTGCGTAACGGCGTGCTCGAACAGTCGTTCACGATCACCGAGATATTCAACGACGCGACCGTGGCAACACGGCGTAACTTCGTCGGCATGCGCGTTAAGGGCTGGTCGCTCGACATGAAGACCGCATCGCTCCTGACCGGCAAGTTCAGCTTCATCGGTAAAACTTGCGATTACACCGATGTCGCGTTCGGCGGCGAAACGACGGCGGCAGCGTCCACGACCGATATCATGAACTGTGTGACCAACGTCGTGTCTGTGACGGCAAACAACACCGTTTACGGGTCAGTCGGCGCGGTCATGTCTCTGTCGGTTGACTTTGACAACCAGCATCGCGGGCAGAAAGGTATCGGCTTCCTCGGTAACGTCGGCGTGGTCGCGTCGCAGCTGTCGGCGAAAGGCACGATCAACCTGTACTACGAGAGCAAGGCGCAAGCGCTGCTTTTCAAGGCGGCAACCGCGTTTTCGGTCGCTTTCACGCTTCGTGACAACTCCGGCAATCAGTACGTTTTCTCGTTCCCGAAGTGCAAGTACGATTCGTTCAAGGTGAACTCGTCGGCGCTGGATTCGGACGTGCAGGCGCAGGCTTCGTTCCAAGCCCTGCGTGGCGGCGTCGATCCGACCTCGCCGTGTATGGTTCAGCTCGACCGGTTCGTCGGCCCGTAATGCAGCAACACTGACATATGACGGCGCGCAGCGATGCGCGCCGTTTGTCGTCTGGCTCCAGCTAAGTCGGCGCGAGTGCAGTCCACATTCGCCCCGGCGTATGCCGTACTCCGGGCTGGCTGGAGCCTTATATTTCGGAGTTATCGTGTTGGACAGGAGTATTACAATGGATGATACAAAGCAAGTTGTAGCGCCGGAATTCGATATTTCGGATTTTCTGACCGATACGAAGCTGGAAGCCGAAGGCGTCTGGCGCAGTCTCGGAAAGGACGCGAAGGGGCATGTGCGCAGCGTGAAGCTGGCGCGCATCAATAACGACGACTATCAGTCGTTGATGCGCAAGAAACAGCGTGCGAACTCGGCGTTGCTGGAGCAGAACGACGACGAGTCAGCCAAGCTGATGGAAACGATCAACAAGGAATTGTTGGCGTTTACTGTTATCAAGGGGCTGAAGGTGGACGGCGTGGAAGTCCCCTACACCTCGGTGCTCGGCATGAAGATGCTCGACGCGAGCCGTGATCTGCATATCAAGATTCGTCTTCTCGCGGATCAGGCCGACGCGTACCGCATTCAGAACGAGGACTCGGCTGTAAAAGAGTAAGGGCCGCTGTCCGTTGGCATCTGGAGATGCCGAAGGACAAGATCGAACAGCTGCAAGCGTGGGAAAAGGCGAATAACAGGAGATCGCCTAAACTCGCGAGTAGACCGCGTTTACCGCCGTATCTGACCATGTACGTGAACGCGTTCTTTGATTTAAGCAACCGGCGGCAGTTCTCAATGGCGGAACTGCCGCTGACTGTTGGAGCGATAATCAAGTACGGAAAGCTGTTCGGTTACAGAAGTGAGCTTCGTTTCTTCTTCAAGATGATGGCCGGCATGGATAACGAATTCCTGTTATTCCATGGCGAACGTCGGAAAGCAGAGACACCGAGCAAGCAGAAGGATAGCGCGCCCAGATCGGACGGCCTTTAATTTCAATAGCCCTAGCCTGTCGGCTAGGGCTTTTCTCCCACAGGTACGCTACACTCATCCTCGCCGCTCTAATAGGGTCCGTGCAATGGCCGTTGTCGTCCAATTTGACGTAACCAAAGCGCAAGCGGATGTAGACCGCCTAGGCGTTAGTATTCTAGGTTTGGGTACAAAGGCAGCGGAAGCGTCGGCATCCGTTAAGTCTAATTTAGATTTTTCAAGCGGGATCGCGGCCGAGTTCGCGGCGATCAAGAAAGAAATGGATTCCCTGCGCCAGACGGCGAAGGGGCTGAACGACGAAATGGGCCTGACCGCTGCCGGCTTGAAGGCATTCGCGGATAAAGGCACAGCAGTCGTCACAGCGATGCAGGCTTCGTCTAAGGCTGTCGTCGCCAACGTTCAATCGCTACAGCAGAACAACGCTGCTATATCTACGGCGATCAAGAACGAAGAGCTGCTTAGCGCAGCCAAGGCCAAATCGAATATACAGTGGGTCACGCAAGAAAAGGTGATCCGCTCGACTATTACTGCGCAAGAGCTGCAACGCGCGGTAACTTCTCAGCTCAACGATCTGGAAGAGAAAGGCGCGATCACGACGCAGATGAATATGCGTTATCGCGAGCAGATGCGGCAAACCTACTTGAACACCGGCACGGCAGCTGAAAAGCTGTTGCAGACGTTAAAGCAGGAAGCCGATCTATTCCAGCGGTCGAACGAATACGTGGTTCGAGCTACAGCCGGATACAAGCTGTTGACTTATCAGCAGCAGCAGTCCGTGCAGCTGTTCTCGAATATCGGCGTAGCCATGAAGAACACGAACGATCTGTTCGTGAAGGCCGAAACTGCAAATGAGCAATACAACCGTCGTCTGAAGGATTTGAATCTTCTTCTGGACAACGGCGTTATCACGCGGGCCAAGTACAATACAGCGGTAGAAAACTCGAATCGTATACTCAACGATTCGATAGCGCAGCAGGCCAAAGCTGCGGAAGCGATGCGCCTTAAGGCGTATCAAGATTCTGAGGCGGCCAAGCAGGAGAAGGCTGTATCCGACGCCATTCGGAACACGACTGGCGTTGTGCAGCGTGGACTTGACCCTCTTGCGCAGTATACCGCTCGGCTCCGCGATCTCAACACGGCTCGCGCAGGCGCAACAGACTTTTCTGGTAATCGTGTAGGACTCTCGCAACAACAGTATATCACCGGGCTCGCTGGCGCACGCGCAGAACTAGAACGAAACATCGCGTCATCAGCTAGAGCAGCAGTCGGACTCAGCGGCCTCACTCGCGAATTTAGCGTCGGCACTCAGGCGGCAGCGGGATTCCGCGCCGGATTGCAGGGAGCCGGCCTCGGCTTTGGCATCTTCACCGGATCGACGATCGCCGTCGCGACGGGCGTCTATGCGCTGTCGAAGGCTATGCGCGAGTCGTTGGGCGCTGGCGCCGAGTTTCAGGAGCGCTTCGCTCGCGCTGGCGCGATGCTCGCCGGCTTTCGAGATGCGCTAGGAACTGTATCGCCGCAAGCGCGGCTGCTTAATGTGGAAATTCTCGGCTTAGCCGAGACAACGCGGTTCTCGGCAAGCGAGATCGCGGATGCAGTGAAAGCGCTGGGCCAAGCCGGCTACGATACCGCGCAGGCAATGCGAGCGCTCCCGACTGTCCTGAATTTGGCGACAGTTGGCGAGATTAGCACGACCGAAGCGTCTGAACGGCTTGTCAACATTCTTGCGGCATTTGGGCTGCAAGCGGAGAACGCAGCGGAAGTTGCGGACAAGCTAGGCAAAGCGTCTCTTGTCTCTACTGTCACGATATCCCAGCTTGGTACAGCGTTGGGGTACGTCGGGCAATCTGCGCATTCGGCCGGCATAAGCCTAGAAACAACGCTAGGTGGTATTGCGTTCCTGCGCCAGATTGGTATCCAAGCGTCAAAGACCGGTACCGATCTGCGGAATATCATTCAAGACCTTGCGGCGCCGACGAAGAGAGCTGCGCAGGCATTGCACGAAGTCGGGCTGGAAAGTTCGCAGTTCTTTAGCGGACCGGGCGGTGCGCTCGATCTGGTACAGACGTTTGAGAAGTTGCGCGATAAGCTGAAAGATTTCAGTTTGCAGGCGAAAGAAGCGTTTGCGGTCAAGATATTTGATAGCCGTACGGCAGGCGCGTTTTTGGCGTTCATTGACCCTGAGAAGCTTGAGATATTTAAGAACTATATAGCGCAAATTGAGAAAGCCCAAGGCGAAATGCAGAGCCTTGTGGACATTATCAATGACAATGCAGTTACGGCGTTCGCTCAGTTTAAGAACACGCTACAGAATGTTGCTATTAACGCATTCACCGATTATTCCGGCAAGCTTACGGGCGACCTGAAAGAGCTGACACAATTCATTCAAGACAACGGACCGAAGATTTCGGAGATCATTTCGTCTGTTGCCTCTAAGATTGTCGATGTAACGGAAGTTATTGTTCGCAACTTCGGACTGATAACTTCTGGTCTCGCTGCGTTTACTGGCTTGAAGATCGTTGAAGCTATCGGTTCGTCGCTGGCGGCGCGGATCACAACGTTCATGGGCGCGTATCAGGCTGCGGCAACTCGCGCGGCTGCGGCCCAAGTAGAGCTGAATCTTACGCAGAATGCCGGTACCGTCGCAGGCATGCGGTATACGGCGGAAATGGAAGCGGAAATACTTGCCATGAATGGCGTCACCGCCGCTGCTGGACGTGCCGCAGCCGCTACCGGCGCGCTCGGTGTAGCGACCGGGGGCGCGGCAACGGCTGGCGTCTTGTCGTTGTCTGGCGTGATGCGTGGCGGATTAGCGCTGATTGGCGGATGGCCGACGCTTATTGCGGCAGCAGTGATTGGCGTCGGGTATTTTGCATATAAGACGCACGAGGCGAGCAAATCCATTGAAGTCGATCTGAACAAGATCAACATGGATTTCTATCAGTTGCAGGAGGCAATGAAGGCAACGGACACGCTAGATTTCGCCGGTCTTCGCAGCTTCGGCCAGCAGGTTCAAGGAGAGATAGCAACGCTGGAAGACGCTAATAAAGCGCTTCAGCACAACATCGATCTGATTCAGGCGAAAGGCCGCGTATCGCAGGCCACCTACGCTAAGACCGGCTCTACTACGCCGCTGTCCGATGCCGATATTGCTGCGATAGCAACGGCGCGCGCGCAGATGGAGGGGGTGAATAAGCAGATAGATTTACTGCGCGAACAAGGTGTCAAGCTGAAGACGGAGGAATGGTTTAAGAACGCGGGGACGCAGAAAGCTATCGAAGGTCTGCAAACTCTGACTACGGAAGCTCAGCAAACTATCTTGACGCTGAGCCCTGTCATGCAGAGTTTCGCGAACGACATCGGAGGTATGTTCCTTCGTGTTGGTTCCGTTATTACAGGCATGTTCAATACCGCAGGATTCCAAGCTACCAGCTTCTTTAAGCTGATGCAGCCGTTCTTTGAAGATCGGACAGGGCTCGGCGTAAACCCGACGCCTGCGAAGCCAACTGAAGTTCCGGGCGGCGGTAGCGACGCAGCAGCGGCGCAAGCGGCGCGGATGAAAGAGCTGGCGAACGAGATCAAAGGCGTTGTTACGGAGTACGAGAAGGCAACTTCGTCCACGTACGAATTCGATCACGCGTTCAAGAACGTTACGGATTCCATCGACAACCTCAAGAACAAGCACGTCGCTGACGAGCTTGCGAAGATCGGCGTGTCCGCAGAGGAAGCGAAGACCGCGCTGGTGTGGAAGGGTGCGGATGTCGTTTTCAAGGATTTGAAGGCGCGCCTCGTCGAAATCAATCCAGAGTTCTCAAAGCTGAAGACGGTGCAGGCGGACGGCGCGCAACAGTCTAGCAAAGCGGCGGACGCGTATTCGATCCTCGCAGATGAAATGACGCGCATCGGCGATGTTTCTCCGGAAGTCGCCGCCGCGCTGAAAGTGATGTTCGATTCTGTGCGCGATCAGGTGCCGGACGTTCTTAACGGGGTTGCGGACCTACAGGATCGTCTCAACGAAATCAGTACCGGATCGAGCGCGAAACTCGACGCGGTGTTCCGTGTCGATTCCATGCCGTCGTTCCTTGCGCAGCTGGATAAGGCAAACATTTCCATCAGCGAGTGGGATAAAGGCGCCATCGCCATCGACGCTGCGAACAAATTGCTTGGCGGCTCCACAAAGTCCGTTGCGAACGCGCTGGCGGAAGTGTCCGACAACCAAGCGGAAGCGAACGCAATGCTGGCGATCAACAACGCCTTGCATGATGCGCCGCAACTTCGCGATGCGACGGGCCGTCTGAATGCGTACGGTCTGGCGCTGCAAAACGTGTACAACCAGACGACGCAAGGCGCACTGGAATTGCAGAATAAGAACCTGCAAAACCAGATCGACCTAATCAAGTCTGGCGTCAATGATCTGACGCTGTATAACGAGCTGTGGAAGGCATCCAAGGGCGGCGTGATCGAACTTACGGATGCGCAAGTCGGGCTCATCAAAACGCAGGAACAGCTGAGCGTGCAGCTCGCGAACCTGCAAGCGCAGCAAGCCGCGTGGAAGCAGCTTGGCGAGGGTATGGCCGACGTGTTCGCAAAGGCCGCGACCGGCGCGTATTCCAGCTTTAAAGATGCGTTCGCTGATATCAAGAAGTCGTTCAAGCAACTGCTGTACGATCTGATTAAGCAAGCAGCAATGCAGCAGATCATGATTTACATGGGCTTCCAGCAAGGCGGCGGAGGCGGAGGCGGTGGCGGTAGTTGGATGAGCATGCTTGGTAGCTTGTTCGGAAGTTCTACCAGCGGTGGCAGCTCGGGCGCGAACAGTGGATGGACGCTGACTGATCTGGCGGGCATGGCTGCGAGCAACAACACGGGGTATAACGGAGGCGGGGCCGCAGGCGGCGGCACAGGCGGCGGCTGGTTCGGAACTGCGTCAAACGTCTATAGCGCCGGACGTATGGGTTACAACGCCTATACTGGCGGCATAGGCAACATGACCAGCGGTATCGGGTCAATGTGGAGCGGAAGCGGGCAAACCATGCCCGGTGCCGGATACTTCGGCTCATCCGTGTACGGCCCCGGAATGGCGACGAGCTACGCGCCTACGGCGCTTGGCTACGGTACTGCGGTCGGAGCGGGCCTGTACATGGGCTACAACCGCTACCAGCAGGGCGGAGCGATGGGCGGCATGGCGGGCGGCGCGACCTACGCAGTGGGCGGCACAGCCCTTGCGCTGGGCGCCGGCTCGATGATGGCCGGTAGCGGCTTCGCGGCCGGCGTCGGCTCCATGGCGACGGGTGCGACGGCCATGGGCGCGTCCGCAGGCGTTGCGGCAGCGATCCCGATCATCGGGTGGATCGCGCTCGCGATGATGCTGGTTGACATGATGAGCGGCGGAAAGCTGTTTGGCACGGACGCCGTTCCTAAAGGCTTTGGTACGACGATAGGCGTTCAACAGAGCGGCGCCGTAGTTACCAACGAATTACACTCTAAAGGCCAGCATGCGCTATTTGGCGGATCGTACTGGGAAAACAGCCCGCTAGACACGACGCCCGAACAACAGGCGATGGCCGATAAAATCCAGAACAGCATCGAAGCTTCTGGAAAGAAGGCCGCATCCGCGCTTGGCGTCACGATGGCAGAAATGGTATCCGGCGCGTTCACGACCGAGTTCGACACGAAAGGTAACGTAGAGAGCGAAGTTTCTACCGTCCTCGGTAAAGTCTATACCGAGTCGATGGAAGACTTTATCAAGCGTATGCAGGCTGAACAGGTTGTCGCGCAGATTGGCGTAAGTATCGCGGCAATGGGCGGCAACGCCGACGAAGCCTCGAAGATCGCCGAACAGTTCCGCTCCGACGCAACGACATTCGCTGACGCGGCAGCATTCATGCTAAACGCGCAGATCGACATCAAAAACGGTGTTGGTCTTCTTCGTGAAGTTGGTCCCGGCGTGCTGTCGAAGACCGTAGATATCGTTGTCGAACTGCAACAGCAGAACGAAACGCTTGTTGACACGTACGCCCGTCTGATCGGCGAAGTCAACTTGGTTCAATCGATCATGGATTCGCTCGGCGACGGTTTCAACAAGACCGGCGTCGAATTGGTGCAATTCTCCGACGACGTGGTGCAAGCGCTGGGTGGCCTAGACCAAGCGAAGGTAGCTTGGGATTTCTTCACTTTTGGCATTATGCAAGGTGTGGACAAGGTTTCTCAGGCTACCAGCAGCGGAGCACTGACTTCGCAGCTGGTGTCGCTCGGACTGGATGCGAACACTTCTGCGGAAGAATTCGCTAAAGCGTTCAAAACCTTCTCTTCGTCGTTGTCTGCGGAAGAGCTGGCGAAGTGGATTCAAGCCGGCGCGGCGATGGGCGCAATCAGCCAGAGCATGCTGATCCTGCAAGGCTACGCGGATGGCGTCGATCTGACCGGAGTGTTCAGCGCGCAGGCGCAGATGATCCAGCAAGTGAACGCGCAGATCGATGCGGCGGCGCGGCTGGGTGCGAGCGAAGAAGAGCTGGCGAAGATGCGCGACTACGGTCGTCAGGCCATAGCCAAGCAGCTTGACGACTTCATGGGCAACATCGAATCTCAAATCGGTAAGTTTGAGGGCGGAGACTGGACGTACCAGTTAAAGCAGATCAACACCCAAATGCGCGCTAACATCGACACGGCGCGTGCAATGGGTGCCAGCCAGCAACAGCTGGCTGAGATTCAAAAACTGGCTGCGTATCAGACTGCGCAAGTTATAGCGCAGCTGCAAGCTGCGCTTATTTCAGGCATTAAGCAGCTGCACGGCGTAACAGACGACCAGCAGAATAGTGGCGGCGGAAACAGCTTCGATCAGGTTGCAGCAGACGGGCGCAACGCGCTCCTAGATGCGCAGCGCGAGCTGTACGATGCGGCACAGACCGCAATCAAGAACATCAAGGAATTTCTTGATAGCTTGGATGTTGGCGCGCTATCGCCGGATGGCTGGGATGTACAGCTGGGTTCGGCCGGATCGCAATTCGATCAAATGCTAGCTGCGGCGCAGGGCGGCGATGTTGATGCGATCCAGAACATTACGAACTATGCGCAAGAGTATTTGCAGCATGCGCAGGACGCATACGGCAATAGCGTTCAATATCAGGCGATCTTCGATTACGTTACGCAAGCGCTGCAAAGCCTGTCTACTGATCTCGGCACGATCACAGAGCCGCCGGACTCGAGCACGGGCGGTGGTGGTGGCGGTGGCGGTGGCGCGACTCGCGATATTCTGTCCACAGAGGATCGCTTCCAGTTAGCGTTCCAGATCGCTAATCAGATAGGCGCGTTGAGTCTTGCGACGGAAGTCAGCATTTACGATTTGATGGATAAATTCGGCACCAGTTTGGGTGAACTCGCCACCAGCATGGGTATCAACCTTAATCATCTGGACGAGGATACGATCAGCAGCATAACGATGCTGGCGGCAGCACTGAATCTTTCGGCGGTCGATCTGTTGACGGCGTTAGGCGCTCAACCGGCGGCGATTGGCGCATTCTTTGAAGTCACGGCACAACAGCTTAACGAGGGTAATCTAGCCGGGCTGCAAACTATGGCGGAAGCGCTGGGTATTAGCGTATTTGACGCAATGACGTTCCTTGGGGCGTCGCTACCGGAAGCGATCAAAGCGAACGGCATTGATATTACAAGCCTCGACGCGGTGACCATGCTGAAGCTGGGAGACATCTCGAACATCCTAGGCGTGAGCATCGTTGAGCTGTTGACGGAACTCGGCGTTGATATCGGTAAATTCGCACAGCCGTTGGCGGATACGATCCGCGACGACCTGTCTAAGATTCCCAACTTATCCGCAGAAACGATCGCGGGGCTAGACCCGCTGCTAGTTGCACTAGGAACGGCGATCACACAGGGCGACCTGACAACGGCGCTGGATTCGATTAACACGTTTATTTCGACGCTTCCCGCAGATCAAGCACTGGCGCTAACGCAGCTGTTTGGTGCGTTGGGCATCAGCCTTACGGGCGTAGGCACTTCGGTAGATGCGCAGACCGTCGTTCAAAACAACATTGCGCTGAATACGGGCAGTACCGCGTCAAACATCAGCACGCTGAACGATAACGTGATGACTTATATCAAGGTGCCGCTGGACGAAATTGCGCGTAACACGCGCGCTAGGCCGACTTCACCGACACCGGGCGAATCTGACAGCACTGCGTTCGGTTTCGGCACCGACGACATGGGGGCATCGCGCGGCAGTTACGAAGTGCCGATCCCGCCGCCGGAAGATATCAACGCGCGTTCGTCAGAAGGTACAAGCGAAGCCAAGGATCATGCAATAACGGCGACAGAAGAGATGCATGTGACACTCCGCGAGGTTAAAGAAGAACTGCGCGTTACTCGCGAGATTGTAGGCGCTAAGTTGGATCGCGGTAATGAAACGCAAGTTGAGACGCGCGACAAGGTACATAAGCTGAACAAGACAACACAGCGTCAAACCATTTCCAAGTCGTTTAAACGCAAATGATAGAGATCGCCCAAATAGAATATATGGACCCGTCAACGCACAACATTGGAATGTTGCGCGTCTGTTCGTCACCTGACTTTTTCTCTGGCAACGAGCCGTACCAGCCGATCATCCTTGAAAAGCTGGATTTTGAAGGAACCTTGTTCTCGAAAGGAACGACTCAGGGTGACGCTGAAATCAGCGTTGGCACCTTTGTTCTGACCAACATCGACGGAGCGCTGGACTACCTGCGCACTTACGGTTTTGATGGCCGGGCTATTAGAATCTACCGTCCCAAAGATAAAGACGATACGGTCCTCAATGCCGCTAATCTGTATTTCACAGGAACAATCAAGTTCCCTGTGTTCTCATGGGATAAAGTGACATTCAACATTTCTAACAGAATGGAGATTGTCAACGTACCTATGCAGCCCATTGGGTTTTTAGGTACAAACATAGGAACTGGCGGCTTAGGCGGGCTTGACGGGTCTTCCGGGCTGGCAGGAACTACGAAGCCGCAAGTGTGGGGCAGGGTGTGCTGCGCTGAAGGCGCGCTCATCAATGAGTTTTTCCTGCTGTACGGGTTCAACTTCGATCATGCTGGGCTGCATAAGCCTGTGTTTAATTTTTATAACGTTTGGGTAAAAGGTATACGCTACTTGCGAGATGCGGATTACCACGATACAACCGCATTGGCGAACGCGACCATACTTCCCGGCTTTTTCGGCACATGTCTAGCCATGGGCGTACTGCGTTTAGGTAGCACGCCGGCATCGAACGGGCGCGTAGTCGCAGACGTGGCCGACATGGACGAGCCGTTCAATACTGCGGGGCAGGTGATAGAACGTATTCTAAAGGCCAATGCTAGCTTTGTTGAAGGCGTCGATTACAATTCCAGCGGCCTGCAAACCATGGACGATTTCAATCAATGCCCTGTCGGTTACTACGTTACGGATAACGTAGTTATAGGCGAGGTAGTGAACATGCTTGCGGATTCTATCGGCGGATGGTTTCTTCCGGACGCGGCAGGCGTTTTTCAGTTCGGCATCGTTGATCTGCCGACGCAGCTTATGCAGGGCGGCAACGTACCAGTCATGACTTTGACTCGCCGCAACTGGCTAGACTCTATCGAGCGCGTTCCGGTTAATGACCAGAATGAGAACATTCCGGCGTTTTCAGTGGAGTTGCAGCATACGCGCAACTGGACTCCGCAAGATAGCGGAAGTCTCGCGGATGCTGTAGGTATCACGGATCGCCTGTTTTTCACTAATCAATATCGTTCCTCGCGAAAGACGAATGACAGCATAAAGGAGCTGCATCCGCTCGCTCCTAGCCTGAAGTATACGACACTGCTTAACCGTCAATTGTATTACGCGCTGGTAAACGGGGATTTCTCTATTCCTGTTGCTACAGCCGGTAACGGCTGGACGGCAACAGGATTGGGGCTGTCTACCACGCAAGGCGCTGGATTTATCGAGGTTACGCCTAGCGGCGTGGTAGCAAGGATCGAGCAGTATTTTGGGTACAACAGCGACGTGTTCCCCGGCACGATAGAGATAGGCTTTAGCGTAGCGGCCACGTATACTGTGCTCATGGAAGTTCGACGAGGACTTGGCGGCGGAACCCTGATTTATAGCGAAACTATCTCAACTTCCTCTGTCGATCGGGACTACATTCGATCATTCGTTTTACCGTACGGGCTTGGTAGCGTCACCGGTCAGCTGACAATTCGCTTTAGCTCGGTCAACACGTCTACGCCGTTCAAAATAGGAACGATCTTTCTTCGCACGGTACAGCAAGGCAAACCGCCGGATGAAGAAGCGCAGCGTCGTCTTACGAAAGAGTCAGCATTCACCGAACGTTTCACGCTCACTGTCGCAAACCAGTTTGTTACCGATTTCGGGTTACAAGTCGGTAAAATTGTAATTCTTCAAGACGATAAACGTTTTGACCTGTTAGTGGGTCGTCCGTACCTTATCATTGGAACGCAGCTGGACGACGACAATTACGTTACTGAGCTGGACGTATGGGGGCTAGGTACAAATGTCACTAACAGCTAATATCCTGCTTGGGTACAACGATTACGTACACAACGGGTCTATACACGATACATCGTGTCCGTTCGCTGCGGGCGCGCCTGCTGTTAATATGCTGACGGAAGACTTAGATAAGCCGGTTATCTTCGCGCCGACTGCTGCTGAGCCTACGATGTCTTTCGTTATCGATCTCGGTGCAGCGAAGCCGACTGACTTAATCGCGCTTATCAAGCACAATATCAACTACACCGGCAAGTGGCGCGTGCAGCTGAATTTCGATATCGCCGATCCTGTCGGTCAAGAGTACGATAGCGGCTGGCTTACAGTGATACCGCCGCAGCCGGGTTTTGGCGTCCTTACTTGGGGCCAGTTCCTTTGGGGCGGGGCTATCCCTGAATACAACCTCGGCAAGTACAACCGGCATGCGTACCTGCCGCTTCCGAATACGGTCGTTATCCGGTACATCACCGTAACTATCGACGCTCCGTCAAATACTGCGCCGGTCAAGTTCTATAGGCTTTGGGCCAGCATCGGCTATCAGCCGTCCGTTAACGTCCAATACGGCGCGGAGATCGTGCCGATCGACGAAACCAAAGTGCAGAAGATGTCAGCAGGAAACCGCATATACGGCGATGCTGTGCAGCGGCGTCAGGTTAACGCCGGCTTCGATATGCTGCCACGTACGGAAATGCTGTACAACATCGTCGGTGCCTTGTACCTCGCGTCTGGCGTTAAATCTCCTGTTATTTGCATGTTGGAGCCTGCGGACCCGGCTAACTACTATGTCGAAGCTGTATACGGAAATCTTACGCAGATCGACAAAGCCGTGTATAGCTCGTGGCTGATGTTCAGTACAACTTTCGCTGTTGAGGAACAACCGTAATGTCAACTCTGCCTCTGACACTGGCTGACCAGCTAGTAACTATTAACCAGCTTGCTGGTAGCAATTACGTTCCCGGCTATCCGGAGCTTTTGAATCTTCTGGGGCAGCATCCGCGCAAACTGCTGGTCGGAGCTACTGTTATTGCATCGAACGCATATATCTATCCGATACCGGGCAAACAGCGGGTTTGGGCGGTTAAGGGAAAAGGCTGGACTTCAGGCATGCGCCTGCGGGCGTACAAGGCAGGCAATCTTACACATTACTGCACGATTCTTGTTAACGACTACAGCGCAGCCACGGGCCAAATGATCTTTGAAGTTTTGGCAGCTTCGTACTTTGATCTTGCGCAGCCGTCAGCTTACTTCTTTACTCCGTTCTTTCCGGAGTCAGCAGCTAGCGCTGTCTTGTCCACAGCATCCGGCGGAACCGCTGGCAACGATATCGAATCGGCGCGGGTAGGTTTGAAGCTTCCATGCAATTCCAAGTTCACAGAGTTGTTCGCTGATTTTGTCGTGCCTCTGAACATTTGCCGGCGTATTGTCAGACGCCCGACTCTTTTCGACAATGGTGCGGCAGTAGCGCTTCCGCTCGCCACAAACCCGTATGACTACCAAAATCATCCGGGCGTTGCGCGTGTCGGTACAGGCACACCTACTGGCCCTATCTCTGCGGTGGGGGACTATGACGGCGTTGTACTAGGACGACCCAGCGGACACGACTGGGCGGACTGGGGCGCTGACGGCACTGTGTTTGAAGCACAGATCAATCTTCCTGCGCTTATAACGGACAGCAAGTCGCAAGTCGAAGTCGGACTAGTAGGCACAAATGCTAAGCTTCTCGTCTGTTACACGAACGGAGTTAATACTGGCCGTTTCACGTTCCAGACAGGAGTTAGCGGGTCATACACGACACAGAACACGGTGCTTACCGTTGCAGCGGCGACATGGTATAAGATTCGTTTGGAGACTGTAGGCGCGAATATCCAAGTGCAGATCAACGGGGCGAATACGCTTACGGTTGCAAAAGCTGGGTTCCAAGGGCTTTCCGGAAACAACCGCATGTCTCCGTTAACGCGCATGATTGCTATCGTATCCAGCCCTGCGCAGGTTGCAATTGACATCGATTACCTGTATTTCCTCAGAGAATTCCCAACGGCACGCTAATGGCCCTTTATCCTGTAGTTGTCAACGGTGTTTCTTACACGCTTGCGCAGTTCGATTTGCTGGCGTATGCGACTGGCGTACCGAACTCGGCGTCCGACGCCGTGCGAGAAGCTCTGCTTCTGCATTACGGTACATCGTCGTCCAGCGTCACTATCGGCACAGGATCGAAAGTTTTCACGACACAAGCCGGTTTAGGCTTCCGCGTCGGAGATCGAGTCTTTGTCGGGTCTAACGCCGCTCCGCAGACAAACCGTATGTGGGGCACGGTGACTGCGTATAACTTCGCGACAGGCTCTATCACTGTTAACGTGCTGGCCGTGTACGGCTCTGGCACGCTGTCTTCGTGGGTTATCGGCATCGGTGGTGCAGATGCTGCGTGGTTGTCGGATAGCGTGCATGCGCTGGACAATGGCGGTACAGGCTACGGCCGCGCGACGTTTACGCTTCCTGCCAACTTTATCGGCATGGGCGATCCTTGCACTAATATGCAAGAAATCATAGAAGAGTTTGCCGGAACGCAGGGCTCAAACGTTAATAACAATGCCAACATCATTGAACCGCCTTGGTACGTATCACCAAGCAATCCGACCACGGACGCGTGGAACGATCCTGATACGGACGTTGCAGATATTTTGGGGCATTTCACTCTGTATTCGGCGGATGACTCTCAGATTTCTTCTCTGCTCAGCTACAACAATACAGGCTTTCTGCACCTTGGACGCGGGGCGCTGACGTACGAAACTTCTGTTTTCAAGGTACGTGACGCGTCGCTGGCCGGAACGGTATACGCATACCAGATGGGTCTTTGTGCCAAACTCGCGACACTGCACACGGTTAGCCAAAGTATATTCACCGTCGCTGGCGTAGGCTTTGAAGCCTATAGCGATGTGAACTCTGGACGTTGGACTTGTATCTGCAATTCTGGCGGCGTGTCTCGGCGGCTCAACACAAACGCACTTCCCGGCGTTGGTACCGATACGCTTCGTTTCGAGGTAGACCACGACGGCAACACCGTTTACTTCTTTATCAACGATATTTACGTAGGATCAATCGGAGGTAATCTCCCCAAGTACGGTGCGCAAAACCTGCTTTATCCAATTTATTCCGCACGCGCGCAGATTGACTCCAATGTTATAGTGCGGACGCATCTTTATATCGATTCCCTATATACCCGCAAATTCCTAATGAGATAACCCATGTCCGTTATCGGCACCATAAATAGCCGCGTCTACGATACCGTTGATTTCAACGCTGTTGACTATGCGAACCGTATTCAACAGCTGATCGGCGACATCTACGTTCATTTCTTGCCACGCCGCGCTCTCACTTCTGCCACGTCACTGGCCGTCGCGACTGGCTCCAAAGCCTTCACGATCAACAACAACCTTTCGTCGTCGAATCCTGACTACGCTGTGGGAGAGTGCGTTTACGCGCGACCGATGATCGGCATGAATGGTGTCGATCGGCGCTATCGCGATACGTGGATGTCCGGCGTTATCTCAGCCATCTCTGGCACCGTTATCACCGTGAACGTACTGGCAGCGAGGGGGAGCGGAACTTACGCGAGCTGGATGATTGCGCCAATCGGCGACAATATACAGACTTTGGCGAACCCGCTCGCAGTTACCAACGGTGGCCTAGGCTCTGCGACGTTGGCTACTGGAAAGGCGAATATCGGGGTGGGCGCACCTACTGCGCAGATCAAGCCAATTTTTGAGGACTTCCTTGGAACAGTCGTTTTACCGAGCGTGTCATCCGGTCATGGCTATTCCGAAAGTTTCGACATCTACGATCACAACAAAGACAGCGTGGACTTCGTTGGAAATTTCTCCCCGCACGGCTTGCTTACGGGCGACACGGAACAGTTTAACGTAGACCCAAACGTAACGCAACCAGTGACCGCGAGCGATTGGGCCTCTCATCCGGGTATTATCATGCTTGCCGGCGGAGGACCTGGCACGACGGGCGGAGCGATGATTTGCACGAAGAATGCCGGGAGCGGAGGAATTATCCAGTTTCCGTACTCTGGCGATCTCTTCGAGGTAATGTTCCGAGTTCCGGACGGATACACAACCCCCATCTGTTCTTTCGGGTTTACGGCAGCAAGCAGCGGCGGTGACGAAAGCGCTGTCGTGATGAACATCGGCGTCGATACCTTGCCGTATATCAAGACGTGCATGGCAGCGCCGGACATGTCCGCTATGTCCGGTCTTCCGGGCGGTTTCTCCGTTGTTACCGGAAATACCGGCGGCTCCCCCACGTCCGTGTGTTTCCCCAGCACTTACCGTATATTGTCGGGAATATGGTACCGTGCGCGGTTTACGTCAACCAGCTGCACTCTGTACATAGGAACGACGCAGGTTGCGCAAATCACCAGCTTGACATTCCCGACATTGGTTCTGGATCACGCGATGGAATTCACGCTCGCAGCAGCATCGTCGGACCCTAATACATATTCCGGCGTGCTGCTGGACTACTACTATTACCGACATAACACTACGCGCTAGTTTGTCAGCATAGCTACGTCTATCGTGGTATCCGCCGCGTATTCCTCGCCTTCACGGTGAGTGACCAGCACGATCTGCCGGTCGGTGCCACGAAGCGCCCCAGCGAGCGCTGCGGCCATGTCGTCCCGCAGCTCGCTCGACGGCTCGTCCAAGACCGCGAACGAAACCCCGGCCGGCAGGAGCGATGCTAGGGCTATGCGGAGCCCGACGCCGGCAATCGCCTTGAGCCCGCCAGAGAGCGTCACCACGGCGCGCCGGTTGCCGTCCTCGATGTAGTAGAACTCGCCGCCCGGATCACGCTCCAACGATTCGATGCGCCCTTCCGTCACGCCGGAGACGAACTCGCTGGTAATCGCCATGATCTGCGACCAGAGGTCGTCCATGAAGATCGCGCGGTTATCGCGCAGATACTTCGTTAGCCCATTGAAACGGTGAACATCCTTCTCATACTCGTCTTTCTTCTCCGCCAGTTCGGTCGCAACTTTAAACTCTTTGCGCAGCTGCGCTATTTCCCTGTCCAATATCTCGGAAGCTGACGCGCCTTTACGGTACTTTTCCTGCGCTACTTCCGAAGCTTCCTTTTGACTCTTGGCTACGATCTGCAACATACCGAGATCGACGGCAGGCGTCGCTTTAAGCTTGTCCAAGAATTCATTACACGCTTCGGCCGCTTTCGTTACTAACGCTGCGGTGGCGTCACGATCCTTCTTTGTACGCAGAATGTATTCGTTGTTCCGTTCGATGACCTCGAACCGGTCCGACAGCTGCCCTTTCTTAGAATGCAGCGCATTGACATCTTCGCGCGTAAACTTGCCGTTTATGCTTTTCAGGGCTACAGCTACCGCTGACTGGCGCTCCGCCACTTCGTTGATAATGGAATCAGAGGGGCATTCTTTCTTCAGTTTCTTGACGGCCGTCTCTGCGGCGCTCAACACGCCTTCCAATTCGCTTAGTCCTATTTCCGACGCATCAACCTCAATCTTTAGCTTATCGTAGCGCGTCTTCGCCTTAGCGAGTTCCGCTTCATCATACGGCCGCGCGCACTCGCTGCACACAGACGCATCCAGCGCTTTCTTCGCCTTCTTCAGATCGTCCTTGTAGTTCTCGTACGTGGTGCGCGCAGCAATGGTCGCGTCCGAATGCTTCTTGCATAGCTTCAACGCCTTTTCGAGTTCAGGTGAGAGTTTCTCGAACAATGCCAGCTGCGGCTTACCCGTGTCTTCCAGCCAACGATTTACGCTTTCAACTATATTTTTATTGTACTCGTCAACTTTAACGCTAATTTCCGCAGCATCCGCCTGTTTCGTGAGAACGGCGAATTCCGCTTCCAGATCGCCCGGCTCCACGTATTCGCCCAGCGTTTCCAGCTGCTTGTTCAAGAGCGCAACCGTATTGCTGTGCCGCTCGAACATGCTCTTATGCGCGTCCAAGGCTACCTTGAAATCGCTGGCCTTCTGGTGCGCTTCGCGCCCGTTTTCCAGCGCTTTTTCCGCTTCCTCGGCGGCCAAGCGTGCAACGGCGCTGTCTTCTTTCAGCGCCGGCAAACCGAGGTTGAGCTGTGATAGCTGCTTGTCGTCGATCTCTTTCTGTACCTCCGGAGGATCGCGGAACACAGGGATGTACTGCAACGCTACTTTTGCGCACGCAGCGAAGTTATTCGATACTTCCTGAACCTGATCGATGTAATCCGCCTGCGCGATCTTCTCGATCATCTGGTTCAACTTCGACGCTCCCAGCGTTAGGAGCGCGGCCGTCTCGGTCTGTTGCGAATATGTCAGCTCGATAAACTGTTTGGCGCTGACGCCCAGTTTATCCACGATCCACGCATTGACCGACGTATGCCCGGTAGCTATCAGCGGCGGTTCGCTGAAGATCGATTCAAACTGCACGATCTCTGCGGTCTTCAGCGTGCGCGTGATCTGATACTTCTCGGCGCCGATATCCATTATCAGCGTGACTTTGCAGTCCTTCTCGCCGGTCATCACGATATCGTCGGATGAGTCGTCCAGCGCGCTAATCCCGAACAGCGCGAAATAGATGCCTTTGAGGATCGTTGTCTTCCCGAACCCGTTTGGCCCCTTGAAAACGGTCAACGTAGGGGCGAACTCGACGGTCAAATCCCGCCAGCGGCCGAACCGGGCGAGGACAAGGGTTTTCAAGTAGGCGTTATTGCTCATAAAAACTCCGTGGTAAAAGGGAAGAAAAGCCTGTCTTTATTCCTTCGCCGCGAGCGCTGTAACTGCCTCATCGTACGCCGGCTTGTGCGGCGTGTTCGCGATCGAATCGCCGATAACTTCCGGCAGCGTGCGAGGAATGAACTCTACCTCTTCTACCTTGGCTGCGCCGGCTTTGATGACTTCGACGCTGTTCTTGATAAAGAACGTCAAATTCTCGTCAACTTGTTTCCACAGGTTCGCGATGGCTTTCGCCAGCTCGGCGTGTCGTTTTGCTTCCAGCCGGCCTTTGATCTCGATGAAGGGCGCACCTTGCATTGGTGCCAAACCGTCCAGTACGTCTTCGACGCGCAGCTCTTGATACATGTCCGCGACTTGAAGCGTTTCGATCGTCTGTAGCGTGTCCGTTGCCGTATCCAGCACGTAGACGAAACGATCCGACAATTCGCCGAACGTGACCGGGAAGACATTCCCCATCACGATAAGGCGATCGTTATGCAGCATGCGCGGCGGATGCTCATGGCCGACGAAGATGCGCGTGTACACGCTGAGTGCGCGTTCCTGCATCGCTTCCGTGAAATACAGCGACGTGCCGTTCGGATCGACGACGTTGTACGCTTCGCCCGGCACGCCGACGTTGCAATGCAGGACGAGGTATATGTTCCGCGCGCCTTTGCCTTTCTCGGCAAACTCGCACGCCATTTCGACGCTTTGCTCGAAGATGCTTTGCGTCAGGCAATGCGGAGCGAAAACGAGTTCTGACGAACTGTCCGGAGATGCGACCCTGTAATCCGGCTTGGAAGGGTCCGGGCTGACAACGACCGGCAAATCCTCTTCGTCAAACAAATGGTGCGAGAACTTGTTCAACAGCTGCAAGCTGCCGATCTTGTCGGTACGATTCACTACATCGTGGTTGCCGGCCAACGCCTTCCAGCAATGCATCAATACGGTCCAGCCCTGCGCGATCACAGCTTCGTCGTTCGTGTACGTGTCGAACAGATCGCCGCCGCATATGATCTTTTTCGCGCCGTTGTGTTTTAGCGCTTCTATCACTTCCAACGTGCGCTTGAACACGAACTGCCGGAACGCCATCGATGACCGCACTGTCGCATGCGACAGGCGCGAGATACCCAGATGCGGATCGCTAAAGAATCCCAGTTTCATTCGACTTCTCCCGATGGTAGGTGTTCGCCACTTTTCTGTATGCCCATCGCCATCAGATGAGGCGATATGACCCAGCTTTCCGCGAATCCGCTTAGATTACGCAGGTTAGTATGGTATGCAGGACTGCCATTAAGCGCTACACGTTTCACCGGATAGCAGACGTTAATGATCTTGCCGGACCAAATCTGTATTTCACCGGTCAGTACGTCTTTATATGCTACAACAGCGATCGCTCCGCAACGCGCTGCCATTTGGAGCGAAGAGTTCTGGCTGGACTTCACCAGCGATCGGTAATAGTTCGCAAACGGTTTGCCCGCGTTTGACGCTTTGCATTCGACGTAGAACGAATACGGCCTACCATACAGGCCGGACTCTACTTGCAGCTTGAAGTCGCTGTCCGCTTTTCGCACCAGATTACCGGCGGACGCCGAGTCTAGTACGCGCTCGAAGCGACAGCGATAGGACTTGTAGAGAGGGGCGAATGCCTCCGCCCACTCTCTTTCAAACTCCTTGCCGTGTTGGATGTCAGGCTTCATCGTCCTTCTCGGCCTTCCTTCTTTCGATAATGCTCATCGCATCCTGTGCAACGCGAACCGCTGCGTAAAGCTTATCGTCCTTGATATCCAGAGTATCAGGCAGAACGCGCAAAAGATTTTCCAACGCCGTCACGCATGGGTTTTCCAGCTCGTCCACTTCCAGCTCGATCGGGACCAGCTTATACCTCTGCATGATGATCTGGATCATGTCGTCCTTCAGACCCAGATCATACTTGACGGTAACGCTCGGCCACTCCTGTGGCGAGACCCTGATGGTCAGCGAGACAGGGCGCTTCTTATCGTCGTTCACGCTGATCCCCAGCGCGTTCAACAACGCCAACTGATACTCGCTGATCTTCATTTCGCGCACAGACATCACAATCTCCCTGTCGAACCGAAGCCTTTCTCGCCGCGATCGGAAATAACCGAGAACTCCTGAACGGTGCGGAATTCCGGACGCAGGATGCTGACGAAGACCATCTGCGCGATCCGCTCGCCCGGCTGGATATTGATGCTTCCATCCGAATTGCGGTTCCACAGGTTCACCATGATCTCGCCCTGATAATCCGCATCGATCACGCCGATCGTATTGCCGATAATCAGACCCTTGTTGCCAAGGCTCGACCGGGGAACGATCAACCCAACAAGGCCGATACCCAGTTCGTTGGCTTCTTCGGCCGTCTCGGCGAAATCCGAACCTTCGCCGAAGACGCTACCGATATGCATGTGTATGCCGGTATGCACCATGTGCGACGTGCCGGCCGGGATCAGCGCGCCGTCGATCGCTTTCAGGTCAATGGCCGCCGCACCCTTGGACATGTACTTCGGAAGGTGCGTGTCTTCCAGATCATACATATCCGGATCGTGGTACTTGATTTCGATAAGCAACATGATTTTCTCCTAGAAGCACAGGTTTTGGACAAATTGGATTTTTCGTCTGCCTAGTTCGATTTCTTTTGCTTTCTTGTTCCACGCGTCTTCATTCACGATATACGGGATGATCTCATCGCGCAGTTCGTTCTGGAGCTGGATCGGATCGACTGCATCCAATTCCCACGATTCTGGTCCATACTTGTTGATGTAGTCACCGACACGGCTGTCCGTCATTTTTGCCGGATTCGGCGGCGGCTTCAGAATTTCGATCTGATCCATGTTCAGCGCGACGCGCTTGAAAATGATCTCTGCGCCCAGCTCTTCCGAAAACAGGGCGATGCGCTCCTGTAGATCGCGAGACATGTCTATACCGCTGGGATCGTGATCTCCGAAGTGCAGGATCACGGGCGTCTGCCGATACGCTTCGCAGTACCCCATGATGTGCTTACGCGCGAAATCACGTAGTACCGTACTCGACGGGTAGCCGCGCGCCGCCAGCAATGGAACATCGTATTCTCGACAGACCGGGTTCAGCACGCCGAACAGCGCATCCTTCTCGACGATGACGAACACGCGCGAAGGCTGATCCGTCCAACGATCCTTGTAATACGAGTTTGCTGCTGCTTGCATACAGTCACGCGCATCTGAGTAATGACGATTCGTACGAAATGCGCGCACGCGATCCTCGATCGCATCCCAGTCCATCAGCCCGGCAAGACGTGCCTTGTTTGCCACGTTTTTCACGTTGGCGTACGCCTTATCATCGTTCTGAATGACGCCGCGCGCAACGAGCTGATAATACAGCTGGCGCACAGTGAGTACCAAGTTGGCAGCTTGATACTCTTCGATGATCGTATTCATCACGTTGATGAAGGCGATCGTGCGCGGCTTTAACCGCACTGTTTCGTAACGCTGTCTCATGAATACCCCGAATTAGTAGCGCGGCCCGTACATCTTGATACCGTACGCAGAACGTAACGTATACTCGAAATCCCCGCCGTACTCAAACGTCTTCGCGATCCACCACGCGTATTGCACAGGCACGTAATCGTTCTGATTCTCGCCGTCTTTCGGCTTACCGAACAGTTTACCCTTGTGCATGCCAATAGGGCAATACTTCATCACGCGCGGTTCCATGCACCACGTCGCCAATTGCATCGGCGTCATTTCCAACACCTTGCAGAAGTGATCGACAAGGTTGAACACCATCATGGCGTCGCCTGCGGCGCTGTGCGCTCCTTCGACAGCCATCCCCAGCCATTCCGTGATCCCGGTCTTACCCGGCTCAGCCTTCGGCGTAGTCAGCTTGTGCGTCGGAGCCATCCAATAAAGCCGGCGTGCGGCGACCAGCGTGTCGATGATCGGTAGGCCCACCAGCGGGGATTCGCCCGTGATCTTCCACATGATCTCCAGATCGAACGTGCGCACGTTGTGCCCGGCTACGATGACCTTCGGCGTGCCGTCGATCATGTAGTTCGCTTCGAGCCATTGGTACAGCTCGCGCAGCACGATCGCGTCGTCGCGGCAACCGTCGATCATTTCCTGACTGATCCCGTGAATCGCAAATGCCTTGTCCGACACTTCCAAACCGGGATCGCAAATCTCATCGACGATCTTCTCATACCGATAACCGTCGCTATCGCCGGGCGAACGCAGGATGCCTGCTACCTGCACGACTCGGCAGGTAGCAGGCTTCTCCGACGTGGTTTCTGTATCGTACGCCAGAATACGATCCGTCATGCGCTGTGATCTCCTTTAAAGTCGGTAGGCAATGGTTCGTTGAAGAAAAGCCACTTGATCGTGTTCTGTACACCTTCTTCGTAAGTAAGCGTCTCGAACTGCAATGAGTGATGGGAGATATGCTCGCGTAATTCCCTGCACATTTCCTCTATCTCTTCGGGCGTGCGTTTGAGTCGCGAAAACGCATCTATCATTTGAACACCCCTAGGCCGCTAGTTTCTCCGTGGTATTGAAAATTTCGGCTAGAGCGGCTTCGACCTTTTCCTTGGACGGACGACGCTTCAGCTCGATCTGATCCCCCCAGTTCTTACCGATTGACACCGACGTTTCCAGACTGATATTCAGTCCCGGCAATTCCATTTCCATAATGTCCGCAAGTTCCGTAATCAGCGAGTACACCTGACTTACCGGACAACTACAGACCTTCTCGTCATAAATAGGTGCGATCAACGTCGCACGATGGCGCTCCATCACCTTGTTCACTGCGATCTTACGGAGCGCGACCTTCAGTACGGACGCGGCGCCGCCTTGAATCTTGAAGTTACCCGCTTGCCGTTCGGCACTCTTTGCTATGCCCTTGTTCGTATCCATGATTTTGTACAGGTGCCGGCGATTGCCGAAGCAATCCGCCACAAAGCCGAATGTCTTGGCTTCGCGTGTCGCTTGCTCTTGGAACTCCAATACCTTGGGATACGCGCTAAAGAACGCGTCGATGAACGATTCCGCCATCTGCTTGGGAACGATCAGCTTGCGCGCCAGACCGCCCGGACCGCCGCCGTACGTCACAAGGAAGTTGGTGCGCTTGGCGTAGACTTTACGCACCACGTTACCTCGGCGCGTGATATCCGGTTCGTCGCTATCCGACTCGTCTTCTACGATCTGTTCAAACTCTGCGTATTCGACCGGCTTGCGGTCCTTGTTGCGCACGTTGTAGATCATCACGCCGGTTGTCGTGTGAACGTCGCGGCGCTGGTCGCCCTGATAGCAGGCGCGCAGATTCGGGTCGTTACTCTCGCCCGCGAGGATAACCAGCTCTTCCTGATTCCAGTCGATCGAAACGATCACTTCCGGCTCGATGTCTGTCTGATCCGCCGACTGTGGGAGATACGTGGATCGTATGTGTCCTTCGTCCTTCGTCTTCGATACCTGCAAGATGTTGGGACAGGTGCCAGACGGCCGGCGCGTGATAGTTCCGCAGTTACGAATCTGCGGGTGCATGCGGCCATCGCTGGGCGACTTCCACAGCGGATACGGGCGGTAGTACAGCTGCCGACGCGTACGCACCCCGCGCATCGTCAGCACAGCGTCCAGCACTTTGTACTGCCATGTGGACTTATCCAGCTCAGACATCCACGTACGCACCGCGTTCTCGTTCGTCGTCGGCGCCCCTTCCATTTCAAACAGTGACCGCTGATCCTTGCCGTCCTTGGATATGTTGCGCAGCTGAATCGGCAGACCCATCTTGCCGTAGAACAGCCGCGCCATCTGATCCGGCGAACCTTCGTTCAACTCGTCACCGCTCCATAGCGACTTGTCGTGGCCTATGAACGCGCGCACCCAGCTTTCCAAAGAATCCACGTCATCTTGCGTACCGACACGGACCGCGAGATTCAGCAGATTCAGGAATTCCAGCTGTTCGGGACTCGCGCTCGCCCCCGACTTGGGATCGGCCAACTGCGCTTGAATACCATCGTAATACGTAGCGATCCATTCTTCTTTCAGCGAACGGATCGACGGCAGGTTCAACTGACGCGCGATGTTGGCAATGGTTTTCTTTTCGAGATCGACCGGCGGCGGCGTCAGCGCGTTGTACTTGCAATCGATTAGCAGTTTAGCCTTCTTACCGGCTAGAATCGATTCAATCTCGTCTTCCGATTTTTCTTTCTCTTGCAGTTTCCGCTTCTCGAACTCGCTGATCTCGGCCCACAGCGTAGTGAACCCATCCATGTTGATATCGCTGCAATGCTCGCTTAGGAGCGTGCGCAGTTCGGATTCCGACTTGTCGTACAGCGCATCGTCGTCTTCCTTCAACTGCGTCAGACGATCCCAGTCCATCGGAACGCCGCGCAAGAAGCCGTCCAGCATCGCGCGCGTGAAATACGTCTCGTTGTCGTAGTAGAACTGCCATGTCCCTTCGCATTCCATCTGCACGATATACAGGATCGCCAGATGCGCCGCACAGATTGAGTCGTCGCAACCGTAATCCAACACTTCGTCGCCGGACACGTCGCGCATGTCTTTGCCGGATTCAACGATGTCTTCGTATTTGAGCTGGCTGTAATTCAGATCAGCCTTGCTCGACAGTTTCAGCGCGTGTCGTTTGTTCTCATCGACGTAGTGACCCATGATCGATGAATCTAGCATGTGATCGAAACGTTTGTCGAAATTCGTAGCCGATACGGTTTGCTCGAAACTGTCGTTGTGTGCCAGCAATTCCGTACCGTCCATGGCGTCCAGTATTTCCTTCAAATCTTCCTTCTTACAGTTATGCGTGTCGCGATGCTTGATCGGCATGTAGAACGCGTACTGGAAGTTGGCGCCGAAACAGAACGACGCGCCGGTCACGATCTGATGCAACGTGTCGATATAGCCGCCGGACTTCTTCGCGCGCTGATACGGCTCGTGCTTGACGGAATCGTAGGATTCATAGTCGAACGCGGTGAACCAAGAGTTACGCATCGCTGCGTACAGCGGGTCCATCTTCGTCTTCGCCAGCTGCTTACCGTCCAACAGCCAGCGCTTCACGCAATGCTTGCGGAACCCTTCAAGGAACTCCGTCAGCCCGTACGGCTCCAACACGTCGCGTAGGCGCTCGATCGTGGGGATGCGCTTTTCCCACTTCGGCCGGACCACCTTCGATCCGTAAGTAGATTCGCACCATTCCGGGTGTAGCTTCGCCAGCTTGTAGCAGAGAGACATTTCGCTGCGTTGCATGTACAGCTTGTTGAGTATCTTGCAATCGGCGGCCGACTCTTCCAGCTCCGCATAGTTGTCATGCTTCACGCATTCTTCGATCTGCGCGATACCTTCCATGCCGTACTTCTCGACCAGCTGCTTCCATGTCTTCTCGCCGAAGCCGGCGACGCCGGGAATCTTGTCGGACGGATCGCCGACGACGGCTTTGTACATGACGACAGGATTGTACGGCTTGAGCGCCATTCCCTTGAACGTCGTCTTGAACGCCTTGTCGATGATGAAACCGACTTCGTTCTTGCCGTCCACGAGTTGCAGCAAATCGTTATCGACGGTGTAGACCATCTTCGATCCGCGCATACGCTGCACCAGATACGCGATAGTGTCATCAGCTTCCGCGTACTGCGTCTTGACGACCATGCAGCCTAGGCCAAACAACAGCTTGCGAACGGCCTCGAACAGCTCATCCTTCTGAGCCTGCACGATCTCATCGTCTTCGTCCTGAGACTTGCCGGCCTTGTATTTCTCCAAGTATGCGCGGCGACGCGAGTTACCGCTACCGCCTTCGAGAACCGCTATCACGTCGATTGGAGCTGTGTTTTCCAAGATCGGCGCGAGATAGTAATTGATGAAGTTGTTCAGGCCATGCACGGCCTTCGGTTTCTTCTTTCCGTCAGCGCCCATCACAAAGTCAACTGGCTCGCCGCTGTAGTACGAATGCAGCATCAGCCCGCGTAGATCAAGGATGACGCGATGTCGTGGGGCCATCATTTGAATTTGTCTCCAATGCGGAATAGATCGGCTACGTCGCGTAGCGCCTCTTGATCGGCTTCATAGCGCATTTCGACGATCGTGCTGACGAAGATGAGAAAGTCTTCAGGTGACAGGTTATACGCGTAGTACACAGCGTTACCGAAATCTCTGTCCGTCTTGACGCGCTCGCGCAACGATTGGCGCGTGCGGATCGGCTCCAAAATGTGAATGACCTTGCGCGGCAGCATAAGCGGCCGGAACGACAGATACAGCGGGAACAACAGAAAGAACGCAATGGTACACATTACGTAGCCGGCCTCGTAGCCGCCTAGGCCACACAGGACGCCGCAGGCAAGCAGAAAAAGTAGCTGGTTTCTCAGCCGTTGCTTATCGAACATTGAAATCCCCCAAATAGCCGGTCCGCGCTGTGCGGACCGGCAAACCACTTGGCGCTGCGTGAGAGGATCGAACTCTCTTTATCAGGTTGAAAACCTGATGTCCTAACCGGTAGACGAACGCAGCTTAACGATGTTACGCCTTCTCGGCCGGCTTCTTGCTGTCCCACTGATCGACCATACAGAAATAGCGGAACGCCCACGGATGGTACGTCTTCTTCGCAGCCGTTGTGATCTTCGCCCCGGCCTTGATAAGCAGTAACACCATGTCCAGCTCGACCGGCGGATTCATCATGCCCAGTTCCGCTTGCACGCCCGACAGCCGTCCGACTGAAGTCGGAGGAACCGACAGGATAACCATGCGACCATCGAATTCGCCGCCGTAGACACGCCCGGCGACTTCCTGATACTCGCGGACTTCCTTCAGCACGTCGCCATCGGCTTTCCAGTTGGCGATCTTCTGATCGACGGCGATGCCATCCGTCGCGACCTTCTGGTCGTACGAGAAGAAAATCTCTTCCTTGTTCTTCGACTTGTAAATCCAGCGTTTCCGCGCTTGAAGCGGGTTGAAGTAGAACTCTTCGAGAGTTCCTTCTTCCGCGACTTCAAACTTGTCTTTGTCCAGCTTGACTTGCGGGAACGAGCCGAACTTCAGTTCGCCGTGCAGAGACGCGAATCGCGCGCTTGTCGGCCCGGTACCCGGCGCGGCCACGGCTGTGCCGGGGCTGGTCGCGGGCATCGAGCGAGGGTCGGATTCGGTATCGGCAGCGCCTTCAGTGAAGGGCTGCGAAGCGGGGGTGGGGTCGTCAGCTTCGACGGTGGAACTTGCGGATGCAGCGGTTGTTTCGTCTTTGATGGTGCCGGGGGCCGGCGGGTCCATCGGCGGTACTTTCGGCTTGATAGCCATATTGTGTGTCCTCTCAGATCGTTTCGGTTTGGGTTATGCCCTGCGTCAGCGGCTTGCGAACGGTACCATAGTTAACCGGGTCCGTCCATCCGGCTTTAAGCGGCTTTCGCCGCTTGTTCGTCTCGATCCTTGCCCAGCATTTCGGCGATCAGATCATCGCGCGATACCACGGAATTATTGATGTCACGCTTCTTACGCATGTTGTTCGTTGCCTTGACCCATGCGGTGCCTTTCACGACGATCATGTAAAAGAACGTGGAATATTTCTGGCCCTTGCGAGACAGGCGTTTCCACCACTGATCGAAGTCGCCGGGAACAGTCGTCGGCTCCGCAGAAATGCCGTGATGGCATACGCCTTGCAAATTCAGGCCGACGCCGCCGGATTCGTAGTTCGCTACCAGAATGCGGCACTTGGGATCGTCCAGAAATATCTGCTTATTCTTCTCGTTCCTGCTACCGCTGTTGCCGCCGTAGATCGTAACTGTATTGTGCTGCTTGAACCGTTCGGCGATCATCTCGACCGTCTTGCGGTAATAACAGCCGATGAATACCTTATGCTTGTCCACGTCGATCTGCTTCAACAGCTCTTCGATCGCGACCATTACCTGCGATTCTTCATTAAGATGCAGAATGCTTGGCTGCATCACCGACTGCATACAAATCTGCCGGAGCGTCGCTGTCTGCTCGCCTGAGATAGACGTGCCGTCCTTGAACTCCATCACCTTGGCGGTGACGAAATGCTCGTAACGCTTCGCATGCTTCGGCGACAGAGTGATCGGGAAATCAGGGAACAATACGGGCGGAAGCTTCTCCGGCATATCTTTCTCTTCGATACGCCGCGCCTGCAAGTACAGGTTCTTTCTCAGCAGTTCTAGGTTCTTGAAGCTGTCTATAACTTGAATGTCGCGCTCGACGATACTACCGCCCTTGTTGAAGCGAACCGGTATTTTCTTGTAGTTGATGTGTTGATTCGCAAACGACGTGTGCGACTTGTAAACCCACGGCGTAACCATTCGGATGTACCCGTACAGGCTATCCAGATTATTCTTTGCCGGCGTGCCGTGCATGCCGCACAGCGTCGCGTCATCGTTGCGCGTCAAATAGCTTTCAATCGCGGCGTACGTCTTCGTATCCGGATTAGAAAAGTAATCACATTCATCGCATGTAAGCGACTTGAACCCTAGCTGCTCGAACAGCATGAATTCTTTCAGGAACAGCGCTGGCGTGGTCAGCACGATATGCGGCGGAGGCGGACCGCTCCCATCCGTCTTGTTTCCGGTCAGCCAGCGCGTCGCTTGCGCGTTCCGCTCGGTCGGTGATCCGTGGTAAATCTCGATCGACAGGCGATCCTCAACCCCCTCGAACGTATCGATCAAGGACTGACGGAACTGTTCCAACAGGATAGGCGGCATCAGCGCTACAGCGCGGTTGCCCACGGCGGCGTGCCAGATCATCGCCGCTTGGCCCGGCAGCGTCTTACCCGTGCCTTGCACGTCATACAGCGCCGCACGCTGATAGCAGAACAACAGGTTCAGTCCTGTGACCTGCGTGAACATCGGTGAAATATGCCCAAAATCAGGATGCATGATGCGCATGCCAGCAAACCACGCTGGAATCTGCGATGCATCCATTTTCGCTTCGAGAAAGTATTGGCGAAGGTCGTGACCCATTAGTTCACCTTTTTCGGATTGAACTTTACCTTGCCCTCAGTATAGTCCAAAACCTGAGATTCGCAAATAGCTGCCAGCGTATCCGGAGTCATCGTGCCGTACGTGTCAAACTGGGTTGGCTTACTTTCAAACCGGATAAACAGCTGTAACTCGCATCTTTGAAACTGGTCCGATATTTCTGAAACGAGTTCCACCAGCCGCTTTTTAATGAGGCTTTCCAGCTTCTTGTCGTCCATCAGTTTTCCTCGAAGCAAGATACCTCTATCCCTTTCTCCGCCAGCTTGGCGATATTGAACTTCATGACCGCGCGGTTACGCGCAAAGCCGTCGCGCACCGCAGCTACCGACTCACAGTACGGAGCGAACTTAATCAGCTCTTTGAACTGCGTGTGCGTCTGGATGACCGGGCGTTCGTGGAAACCCATCTTGTACCGGCAATACTGCGAATGCGCGCTTATGCTGTCCAGATACAGTGCATTACCTTCGCGGAAGTAATACTGATTTTTCGGTAGCCACGGGTAGCCGTCCTGTTTGGATGAGATTTCCGACATGACTGCCATGTCCTGCATAACGCGATCCGCTTCGGATTGTGTCTTACGCGTAGCGATCTCGTCTGCCCTCATCGTTGTCGATTCAAGGAACGTCGCTTCCAGCTCGGCCAGCTCTTCGCCGATCCCCAGCGCGTACTTGACGTTCAAATGTTCGGCGAACTTGATCCCAGCGAGCACGACACAAAACCCATAGTGCGTGCGGTCTCCTACCTTCGTCGGAATCTTATCGTACCCATACTGCACCCATTCCCTGACTTGATCGACGTTAATGTGTATCACTTCCATGTACGCCGTCTTCGCGAAACGATTGAAATAGGTGTAGTCGCGCTTCACTTCCATGAAAGCATCTTCCATCCCCGGCCCCTTGCGATCCTGCTGGTTCATCTGCACTTGAACGCAGCGATGCACCAGCGCCGGGGCCATGATGGACTGCTCGGAACACAGCACGGTCGGTCCGGTCAGCACCACGTCGGTTGTATACGCGCCTAGCTGGCCGTCGCCGTGTATCTTCGAGTTCTTGATCGTTCCGCGCTTGATCGAATGCTGATTGAACACCTTCTTGAAGTGCTCGACAAACTGGTCATACAGCTTGCCCAGCGGGCCGGCGTTGAATTCCTCGACCAGACGCGGGACCGTCATGGTTTCCGCGACAAACGCGCTCGCTGCGAAAGGTGTCGATCCGCCGCCGCCCAACGACAACGGCATCGCATTTTCCGATCCGCTGCCGCCAAGGTAGTGGATACCGTGGAGCGCTGCGAACAGCCCGCTTGTCTGCGTCTTGCCGGCTTCCGCGTTACCCCACAGAGACAACAGCGGAAACTCATTTGTATACGCGAATATGTGCTGCTTGAGGAAACACGCCATATTCCAGCCCATCATCTGCGCGATGATGGGTTTCTGATTTATCTTGAAAAGCTTGCGGAACATCTCGGACGTGCGGGCATCGCCCTCGCCCTCTGTGATCGCCTTCACGACGCTCAGGCGCGGCGCTCCCATGATCCGACCGGACAGGCTGTACAAATTCTCGCCGCCGTACTGATCCACGCTGTACCCCGGCTCGACGTAAGTAAACACGTCCTGTCCGCCCACCTTCGCATGGTGGATACCGTGGCTGTAGACGCGCCGGATGTTTATGGTCGTCTTCTCGATGCCGCTGAGTAGTGCGCTTTTCATACGCTGTATGTCTTCGTCTTTGCCGATGAAGGCGAGGTTTTTGAGTCCGCCAAATGCGCCGATGTATGCGGCCTTAGATGACCATGCTTGTTCGTCGATGATTACCTTGCCGACGCGCTTATTCTGACAGTATACGATTGCTTCTACTGCTACGCGCCGATCTTCGTCTAAATTAGACACTCGCTCTATGAAGACTTTCGTGAAGCGCAAAACGTAGTTTGTAACTCGGCGCGGTCCTGCTTGCGATAGGAAGTGATATTCGCAACTGGATATGATTAGCCCTTCGGCCGTGTCATCAACCGCGTCCGGCGCTCGATCTCGGCTATGTGTGGGAACTTCGCGTGGAACGCTGCCATTATCGCCGCCCCCTCCCACCCCAGTCGGACCGCTTGGCGGTTCTCCTTCTCCCCCGCCTTCATTTCCGGCAGCATTTGCATTGTCTGGGCTGCGGATTGTGATTTGAGAATCATCATCGTTGCGATCCTCTCTCGATTGGTTTTTCGCTTGGATGGCTTCTTCGGTGTCGTCTTCCTGCTGATACCGAATAAAGCAAATTGGACACCGCTCGCACGGCGGCTTCGCAAGAATCGAAAGTATCGATCGACAGCTCCAAGAATAATCGGTGCCGCCGGCAACAGTACCGAAACTGCGCCGTACATGGTCAAGACGACTTTCGATATTGTCATGCGATTCTCCCGAAGAATTTCGCGCAAACACTTCCAGCGTTTCTTTCTGATCGGTCGGCGGTACGAACGCACGGACCGACTTCATCATCTGCACGGACTTCTTGTTGAATCCTATGTCCGACCGGATATTCTCATCCGACATTAAGTCCTGCGCGCACGGCGGCAGCTGTTCATCGCCCAGCGCGTTACGCATGTTGTCATCGATCAACGTCGCGATCAGAGGTTTCACGTCCTCTGCCCGGCGCTTCGAGAACTTGAACAACGTTTCCAGCATCGGCGTCCGATGCCCGTTCACCTTCGGAACCGGGATATCTCGCGGCTCCGACACCATCTTGTGATATTCCTTGACGTTTAGCTTATCGAGTTCTTGCGCGGTCACCAGCACCTTGTAGGTACCTGTATCCTCGCGTTTGCGGTTAGGGAGCCGCCACATGCGGCCTTTGCCTCGCGTGTAGACTTCCCAGTCTACATCGCCGACGTGCATGGACTTCGCTAGTTCCCGGTAAATCAGAGGCAGATCGACCATCTCCACGGCATCCGTGAAAATGTGCATCGGCAGCGTAATATGCAGCCCCTTCTTCCCCGACAACCAAACAGTGCAATGCGCCGGATTAACGCCGGAATCGCCCATTTTGTCTATGGCTTTCTTAGCGGTCTTGATGCTCTTGGAAAGGTCCGGACTATCGATATCCAGATAGAACGGCCCGGTGTAGTGAAGCTCGCCAGTCAGGGTTTGTTGGAACCCCGCTGCCTGATTAACAGCGAGGACCGTACAAAACCCGTATTTCTCATCAACTAGCGCAGCCTCTTCTTCCGGAGTACCTACCTTGATCGCATCCCAAACGCCCTTTTTTTCATGGCCTTTGAAATAACGGAAAAAATCCATTGGGCTGGCTCAGTCTTCGATCGATATGGAAACGCTTGCAGGGACGAGGAAAATCATGTTCGGCACGACGAGCGATCCGCCGTTGCGAACATCCATTCTTATGGGGATAACGGGCTTGACCCAGTAACCGGGTCCAAGCAGAGGATTCTGCACTTCGCGCATAGCGTTGCCTTCGACGATAAATCCGTTTTCTGTCCACATATACCACGACAGACGGCCATCATCTACTTTGAACGACACGAGCTGAAGATGGCCTAGGCACTCTTGGCTGCCAGCTCGGGTGAACACCGCCTTAGCGCCGACTGCCATCGGCATCGCTAGCTTGCGCTTCATGAAGGAATCCCGCGAATGCCGGGCGGTGCGCCCGGTGAACAGTAGCTTACCGGAATGTGACGAAGCCCGCCAGACTTGCGCCGGGCGGGCTTCGTGCGTGACGCTACAGCCGCTGTATTACTTGCCCTTGCCCTTGCCCTTGGCGTTGGCGCTGGGGGCACTTTCGGTACCCGAACCGTCGCCGGCAGCCTTGGCGGCGCGCGGAGTGCGCACGATCGCCGTGGGCGCCTTGTCCGACTCGCGGCGCAGGAACACCAGCTGGTTTTCGGCGTCGTCCTTCTTGTCCGCCGTACGCAGCGTGAAGTCGATACCGTTCTGGAGACCGCGCTTTTCGAGGTTGTTCTTGACGGCGCTGGACTTGCCGGCGCGGAACTCGAAAGTCACCAGCTCCCCGCTTTCGAGAGCGTTGAACTCGCGGGCCAGACCATCCCAATCGAAGCGGTCACCGCCGAGTGTCTCGAACGTCTTCGCAACGGCCTCGAAATTGGCGCTTTCCTTCGTGATCTTGTTGAACATGACGTGGTTTCCTCTTGGTTGTGGAAGTGCTTGCGTTTGCAGCGTCCATACAATAACACCGAGTTATACGTGTGTCAACGGTGTTAGTGCGTGGAAACGATGAAGCGGTACGATCTCCCTTTACCGCCTCTCTTCAGCCGGATACGCGGCCAGAGTGGGCGCGGCTCCAACATTCTGCGGATCGCCGTGTCTATGACGGCTTGATCCAATAAGACGGCGCACTTTACTTCAACCAACTCCATCCGCTCGATCGACAGGATACGACTGGCTTGGTTGATAGTCAGAATTGCGCCGCCTACGGTCAGGTACGGCTCGAAGGGGTATCCGAGTTCCGGGTCCGGCCGGGAACGTAGATAGAAATTGTCTGGCCCCCATGGAAGAGCCGCAAGTTTTTTGTGGAGCCACCTTGGCGCTGACTCTGCGCCGAATCCGTCAACGTCTTCAAGGAAGCGCTGGTACCCACGTTCGATTGCAGTTTGGTCTGATCCATGGCTTTGCCCTCCCCAGTCGGGAGACGTGTCGAATGACGCGTAGTTTATACACTTGCAGAACTGAATGGTCAACAACTGCTTTCGCGGCAGATTCGCGATCGGATCGTGAAGTACGTCTTGTTCCAACAGCTGTACTTCCTGCGGAGAAGGTCGGCGGAACACGCTCATCCCAGATCGCCTCCTTTGATAGCGTCCGTGAAGCGCGTCTCCATATCCGTGATGACCTCAGCGTACGGGATCATCGAGATAACCTCCCACGTCCCCTGTGAGACGGCCACCATCAACGGCAGCGTCCGCGCGGCGCTCTCTATCAGGCGCCCAGTCATGCGTGCGATCCATGCGTCATTGACGACACAGCTCAGCTCGGCACGGGCAGCAGGAGCGCGATCCGTTGCGTCCAGATATGTTAGCCACATGAAGGCGTGGAACAGCGGGATCACGACCTGATCCGACTCATGGCCCGGTTCGCTCAGTCTTTGCCGGATTGACGCGTGCGCGTCGCGCATGGGCGATGACAGATTCTTCAATGCTCGCGCCTGCCGCATGTCGGCAAATGACACCACTGTATCGTTCTTGGGCGAGTCGTTCATTGCTATCCTCCGAATTGTGAATGTACTTGTTTGCTTCGGTAACGCGCATTCCGTTGAAGTTACAGAATACTTCGTACTCATCCGTCGCTAAGACTTCTTTAGCGCGTTTGATGATCTCTCGCACGAAGCGCTGACGGTTACGCGTCGATTCCTGATACTTGGGGTTACACCCTTGCAACGGCAGAGGTATCAGCGGGCCGCCTGCGTACGGCAAAATATCACCGTACAGTATGCGCGCGATCGAACTCTCGCTTACCTTGTATTCCTCTGCTAGCAGCTCGATGCTGCCATTGTCAGCGAATGACTCACGTATAGCAACAACGTCGCTGATGTTCAAGTTTTCGCGATCTCCATCGCCCCAACTGCGATCGATCATACAGGTTCCTTTGCGATCACGAACACGACTCGCTTCTGACCGAGTTCCGGGCGTACGTTTTCTAGATCGTCAATCGCCTCGATCTTGAATAGACGGTTGAAATACGGGTGATAGACGTACATGTCTTCTCCGACACGTTCGTCGGGAAGTTCGTCAAGCAGCCGCTTGATCTCGTGAACGCGCATCATCCTCTCTCGATATAGCTCGGCTCTTTGTTGAGCGATTCCCACATGACCGGGCACTTGATCGCCAGCTGTGTATTGATCTGACTGCCAAGCTGTTGCGCTTCCTTCTGCGCGTGGCCGTCCATACGCAGGTTGCAGACCCGCTTCCATGCGTCGATGGTGCCGGTCCAAATCCAGTTTGTGATAGCCGACTGCGGCAGCACCATGCGTGCCAGCTCCGGCGCGCAGCCTTGCTCGATCATCACATTGTACAGCGCTGCCGGCTTGATGTAGTGGTTATTCGCGGCTTCCAGTATATCCGCAGTCAGCTCGGCCGGGGAATCTTTACTGCCCTGCTTGATCGATTTATCCGGGCGAGCACGCCACACGATCGGCACGAAAAACTGCGGCGGATCGTCGATGTAGCGTCTACTCTCTTCGTTCCAGCACAGATGAATCTGATGCTTCACCATCTGTCGCGCCATGAAAATCGATGCGCTGACGCGGAACGATGCGGACGCCAACTTCTCCATGCCGCGCGCGTCGTGTGCTGCTACCGACCGCAAACTTTTCTTAAGGTCAACCTCGCGTATGCCGAATGAAACCGGCTTGCGGAAAAGAAGCGGCGCGGACATGCGATACCGTTCGTTCTTGTGATACCAGTCGCGGATGTCTTCGGCGACGTGTACCGGTAACGCCCACAGGTTTTCGTAGAACGCCCACATGGAACCGGATACGAAAACGCCGGACGTGCTGCGTTCCCACGTAAAGCCGGCGAGATTCGCGCGGTCAAAGAAAGCCAGCCAACACAGCGGCGTCATGTAACCGTTGCTGAGGTAGAAGATATCTCGCGCATGCCCGTACGGACTCCAATGCCCGTGAGTCATCAGATGTTTCAGCAGCTTCCCGTTTTCCCCGTCGTTATACTGCGCCGCCATCTTCGCGAGAGACACGCGCGCAGCGTCGCAGATACCATAATCAGAATTCAGCGGGCGGATCATTTCCGCCTTGAAACAATCTACCACCACGTTATTTCTCACGGCGTTCCCTCTTCATTTTACGGCGCGCTATCCGCACCGTCACTCTGTATACGAAAGCAAGGAGTATAAAGAAGAATCCTTGCCGCCAAATGAAATCGCCGGCCATCGGAGCGACGCTAGATTCGACCGCTCCGACGTAGAAACATGCTGCCGCCAGAAACAGCAGCAAGGCTATGGTTCGTGCGTGCGTACGATTCATCCTTTGCTATCGTCGCGAACCAGCTTGCCGTCGATAAAACAGCGGTCGTCCATGTCCGGACGCGTGTGCCGCAGCTCGGCTAGGAAGATCGCGTTGCACAGCAGATAATCCAGATGATGCTCGCCGGTCTTAAGATCGCGGTCTTCTCCGGAAAGCCATGCGGTAATATGCCGCAGCGCTGAATCCGCGACTTCGGTCATCAACAGACCCTTGCGCCAGTTACCGCGTCCGTACTCTGTCAGTCCACCACAGAGGATAAGCGCGGCGCTTTCCATGGCATGCCGCGCTTCCATGACCAGTGACAGTCTAGGCTTGCCGGCGTTGTGACGTGTGCCGGTCTTCCTCGCCATCAACTCGTCCAATGCGCGCGAGTTAGCAACGCCGATCTCGTGCAGCCCATTGTCACGCGCGCGCTGTTGCCCAGTAACAAGAACGGTTTTCACGTTCTTACCTAAGCGTTTCTTTGTTGCACGTCGTAGCGCCATCACTTCACCCCTATGCGGTTGCTTCCGATTTCAACGATGACTCCGCCCGTATCCGGATCGACATAGACGTAGCCGGCTTCGACGTTTTTCTCGATCACGTTGCGCAGCCGCGTGTAGCCGGTGTTGCTGCGCGGTACGAAGTAGACGGTCTTTCCGTCGCTGCCGCTGGCAGCGTCGGCGACCGACGCAGACTTCATGTCCGGCGAGAAATATTCCGGACCTTTGCGCACCGTCTCGGCGTAGCGCTCTGCCGCTGCCGGCGTGACTGCGGACTGCGCTTTCAGCGTGCGCAATTCTTCGCGCACGATGTTGTAATCGTACGCCATAGCAACGAACGCTATCGTCAGCACAGCATACCCGACTATGAAGCGAATCCACTGCGAGCTGATCCAGTACCTCTTTTTCGGAGAGAACGGCGGCGGCATCTTTGAAACCGGAGGAAGCATTCCAGACTCAGGTTTGCGCATAAAATACCAAGCCTCCGATTTTTTGTATAAGAGTGTGTCGCGACTGCCAATCCGTTTTCAGCGACGTAGAATGAAAAAAGATCATCCGACGATAATCATCTGACAGCGTGCCGTAGTAGCTGGTCGCAACGTGTGCCGCTTCCAGCGCATCGTCCCATGCTTCCACGTCAGCTGAGTTGTACAGCGTAATCACGGTTCGATAGCCGACGAACTGTTTTGGCTGCTTGACTACGCCGCACAGATCGGTCGGCCATTTGCCGGACAGAGATCGGTTAACGACGGTCGCTGCGACGGCAAGCTGCACCTGATAGCTTTCGCCGCGCGCTTCGCCGTATACGACGCGGCGCACGCATTCGACTTCATCCTCCGTAAACACCGGCATTATTTCAGCCGGAGGAATAGAGAGCGAGATCGGCGCAGCACTGACCGTCTTCTGATCCACTCTCTGCACTACCGCCATCCCGAACATGATGGATAACAGAAACAGCAGCCCGAATAGATCGGTCTTGTTCATGCCGGCTGGCCGGCTTTACTCTTGCGGTCCAGCGCTTTATGTTTGCGCCGTTCTTGCCGGTTCATCCCGCAATTGTCGAACGTTTGACGTACCAGTTCGGTTCCTTCCTCTGTCATCTTGACCGACAGCTGACCCGATACTTTGCCGCCCAGACCTTTCACGCTGCCTCGCGCCGCCTTCTCGGCTTCCTCGATGAATTGCAGCTGGCCGGCAGTAATAGCTTCGCTAATCATTTGCATGACGTTCTCCTTTAGAGATCGATCTTGTCGCGGAACCCCAGCCCCTTCGGATGGCGCGGTTTATCCTTCGCGCCTATGGGGAAGTGGCTGTACTTGAAAATCTTCCCCATGATCTTGTCGCGGTTATCCCAGAGTTGCTTCTTATAGTTTGCGCTGAACCCCTTGAACATCCCGCAGCGGAATTCCACTTGCGTATACAGGTCGCGCAAATGCAGCGCTCCTAACGTGTCGCCGGGAACTAAACCATCCTGCGCTTTGGAGCGGGCCGTACGGCCCAGTTCGTTAGTGAACGCCTCGTTCTCGTTCACCATCAATTCTTCAACGCCGATGATCTCCGCTTCGCTATCGTGAAAGCGCTTGAGTTTCATCATGCCTTGTTCTTTGCGCGTCGATCGGCCCTGCTTGTACAAGCCACGGAAGCTGCGCGCGATCACGCCTTCATAGCCGTCCAGCAGCAGTTGTGTTTCGTACGCTTCCAGCTCGTCCCACGCGCGAATGAACCTGTACGGGTGCAGGATCGGCATTATCGCAGGCACGTCCGATACCCGCATTTTGTTGAGTTCTTCGAGCAACAACTTCATACGCTCGTGATAGCCGAAACCGCTCATTTCTATGTGATCGAACACATAGTAAGAAAATTCCGGCTCGCCCTTCTTCGACATCACGGCGCTGTTCGTGCGCAAATAGCAATCCTCTGCGCACGGATCGCCCATGATGAGTTCACCATCCAGACCGTTGAACAGCTCGCGGCCCAGCTCGCTCTGGATATATGCGTTCGGGATCGGCTTCAGCGACCGCGACGTAGCTACGCCGTTGACGATCGTGCATCGTATGCCGTCCAGTTTGGCCGACGCATACAACGGGAACAGCACTTGATCCTTGAACTCGTGCATGCTGCGGCGTTCCGCCAGCATCGGCGATCTGAACTCGTGAATCATTTGGAATCCTCGTGGTTTAAAAGCCCCGGCCGAAACCGGGGCTCTGTTCCTGCGAAGCGACTTACTTGCTATGGTTCGCCGTCAGGTCGAACTGCCCGCCATCGGGAAATTCCTGACGCAGCTTGCCCTTGCCGGAAAACTTGAACGATTCGCCGAGATTGAGCAGCTTACCCTTGCTGTTGAACGTGATGTTGAATCGCGCATCCTTCGTACCGATCGGTAC